TCTTATATATGCTTATTATTTATTAAAATTTTATATTAATGAAAATTAAAATAATTAAACACAATATAGGTTTAAAAATACTTAATAAATAATAAATTTTTCGAGAAATTTATTAAAAAATAATAAAAAAAATGATAATTTAAAATATTAAATATTAATATAAATGAGTCTTTGTAATATCTGTAAAAATATATATAGTAATAAGTATAACTTATTAAGGCATCAAGAAATAGTTTGTAACAAAATAAAAAAAGAGGTTATACATCAATGTAATAAATGTAATAAAATACTTAGTTCAAAACAAAGTCTTTCATTACATTTAAATAATTGTAAAAAAAATAATAATATAGAAGATATCAATAAGAAAATAGAAGAAATGTCTAATAAAATTAAAACATTACAAAATAACCCAGTTCAACAAACAATTATGATTACAAATAATACAGATAATTCTACCAAAACACTAAATCAAACTCATAATTATAGTAGTATACTATCGTTATCAAAAGAAGTAATTAAAGAAACATTTGATAAAAACTATACACTAGAAGACTTTTTTGGTTCTCAAAAAGCGCTTGCCGATTTTACCAATAAACACTTTCTACGTGGTAAAGATAATCCTCTATATCTTTGTACTGATAAATCACGCCAAAAATTTGTTTATACAGATGAACAACAACAAGAAACAGAAGATATTAACGCTGAAATTATGATTAAATTAATGTCTAAAGGATTTATAAAAATGAAGCAATTATATGATAAAGAAGCAACTATTTTAGAAAGACGTTTAAAGCAATTTTTAGACAGTGATGACAATACAAATATTATAGAAACACAAAGTCAAATAAAAACGTTAGAAGATACCTATAAACAATTATTAACCATATTCAAAAATGGTGATAAATATCGGATTCAATTAAGTAAAATATTACCATCTAATGTTGAAACACGCATAATGAACGATCAATATGTAAAAATACTATCAAGTGATAATGAAGTTGATTATGAAGCTGAATTAGAAAAATTAAATCACAAAAAAGAAGTTAAAGAGAATATGAAAGACAATATGAAAGACAATATGAAAGAAACTAAACCTTTGGAAGAACCTAAATATGATAAGACAGCTCGTCATATTGGGGGTATTACATATGGCGGTTTACGAATGTATAAAAATCATTATCTAAAAACTGGTAAAAAAATATATCATCCAAAACACATAGATTACCCCGAGTTTATGAAGAAATTTGATGAATTCTGTGATAATAATGACTAACTAAAAACTATTCTACAATTAATTTTATTGTCTTCATCATCACGGAAATACAACCCTTCTATAAGAATCTTTTAGACAAGTACATTCTTCCGTAATCAATGTATGTACACTAGATAATTCACTAATATCTGTAATAAGAGGACATTTTGATATACATAATGTATGAACTCCTCCTAATTTAGAAACATCAGAAACGTTATAACATTCTGATAAACAAAGTGAATATACAGAACCTAGCGTACTGACATCAGTAATCCAATTAAGATGGAATAAATCAAGTGAATAAATAGAACTATTACCCAGAGAACAAACATCTCTAATATGATTACAACCTCTCAAACTAAGACTATGGACACTTCCTTTACCTAATTCACTTACATCTGTAATTCTCGAACAATGTGATAAATTAAGTGTATGCACATACTTTAACGGACTAACATCTGTAATATAACGACAATATGATAAATCAAGTGTATGTATACCTTTAAATGGGCTTACATCTGTAAGTTCTCTACATCGCTGTAAAATGACTGTGTGAATATTGGTTAATGTTCCATAATTTTTAATGTTTGTATATATCAATACAAGTTTATGGATATCATGTAATGGGCTTATATCATTAATTTCTCTGCAACTACATAAACTAAGTGTATGAATAAAAGATAATGAACAAATATCAGTATCTGTAACAGACGTATCTTTAATAAAAATACCAACTTGTTTTTGTGGATCTACAACATCTTTTTTTATTTTTTCTTTTATTTCGTCTTTTAATCTACATCGATTTTGTATGATATATTCACGATATATGTATTCATTTTGAAAGGAATAAAAATAGTGATTTACTTTTGATAATTCATTTTTTTCATTATTATTTAGAAATGGTATAATATGATACAATAAAATATCTTTAGGAAATTTTTGCATATTTTAAAAATAGTTTTTATCTTTAAAATAATTCTAAAATTCGTAGCAAACAGACCTATGAGGTAAAGCCACTCCGTCGTGAGGGGACGGAACCCCTCTGCGGGACCCCTCCACTATATAGATACAACCCCACTTTAAAGCTATCAACATTATTTTTTAAAATCCATCTATTGTCAAGTTTAAAAGCTGTACCCAATAAACTATGATCGCGTTTAAAGCTCTTTTCATTACAACTAATATAAATAAATTTTTTTATATGTGTAGACATCTTTATTAGTTCATTACATAATCTAACACCCAATCCAGTCTTTGATACATTTAAAATAGCAAAATCATAGTTTTTAGTATTATCTAATATTATAGTATCATAATTTACTATATTGGCACAAGCTTTTGGATTATTATAAAGAGTATCTTTAATAATACTTTCATAATCACTGTAAACATCTATATGTTTTGCATCTATAAGTTTACTATAAAGATAGCATTCTCCTCCTATTAATAGTAATGAATAATCTAACGGGGTACATAACGGAGTACCTAACGAAGTACTTAACGAAGTATAATCCATTATAATATTATAAATATTATAGCGAAGATAGTCACATGTTTGATGAAATGTTTCTGGACTTCTGTATATTAGTTTATCAAAAATAGTATCGACAAAAAGACCATTTTTTAAAAGCTTTTCACCGTTTTTGAAATAGACCAACTTTTCGTTTGTTACATTTACATTTTCTACATTTATTTCAGGTATGATTTTTATTCCAATTTGTCCACTATTTGAAACTTGAAATTCGTATGTATGATTTTCAACTATAATAGGTTTATAATAGGTTAACCAAAATACTAATGCATCGTTACATAACTCTTTATTTACATCAATACCTGTAAACGTAATTTTATTTCGTTTCATTCTTATCTATATTAAGCTTATATTTTTTTAAATACGATTTAGAAAGAATAAAATAAAGAATAAAATAAAGAATAAAGAAGTTGAATATAAAGTTGATTATAAAATTGAGTATAAAGTTGAATATATATCACTAGGGAGTGACTGTTGTATCTCCTATCATTTACAAAAACATCATTTACGAAATGTTTCCTATCCATTTGACTGGATTTATAGTAAACATTTTTTGTATTTATTAATGTTTTTTGAAAACGGCTTGAATGGTTTATTAAATGATATTAAAATTAAAAACTGTTGTAGAAACTCTTTTCCATTTTTAGAAACCGATGATTGGGATGAAAATAATGCTAACTCTAATTGTAAACGTGTAGTAGATTCAACATACAAGTTTGAATTTGTTCATGATTTTACACCTTTAGATATATCCAAAGATATAGATGATTTAAACGTAAATGTTGTTAAAGAAAAATACAAAAGAAGAATAGACCGATTTCATACTGTAATGTTGGATGAAACAACTCATAAAAAATTATTTAGAATAGGTAAAAAAAATGAAGACATAACCAGTTTAGAAACATGTTTTTATAAACTTGGTTATAAAAACTTTACCATTTATCATAAATCATATGAAGAATTTCCACTTTCATTTGATTGGAAACGAGAAAATTTTGATTTTTTAGAATGGTTTACTGAGTAGAGAGGTATCATGAAATTTTTTCATGAAATTTTTTCATCAACTCACAAAAAACCTGTACACTACTAATTGGTAACGCATTATACATACTAACTCTTATACCGCCGACTGTTCTATAACCTTTTACACCAATCATTCCTTCTTTTTTACACAACTCTAAAAAAGATACTTCTTTAGTTGGATCTGTTAAAAAAAACACAGCATTCATCATACTACGATTTTCTTTAGGAATTGGACAATAAAATGATGATAGTGAGTCAATTGTATCATATAATAACGCTGCTTTTTCTATATTTCTTTTTTCAATAATAGACAATCCTCCTTCTTTTTCAATCCATTTTAATATTAATAACATTACATAAATAGAAAATACAGGTGGTGTATTTAATAACGAGTCTGCCTCAATATGTTTTTGATAATCTAAAATAGAAGGAATGTTTCTATTTACTTTTCCCAATAATGATTTTTTTATTACTACTAATGTTACACCGGCTACACCCAGATTTTTCTGAGCACCTGCATAAATTAAATCAAACTTTTTAAAGTTGGTTTCACGTGAAAATATATCTGAACTCATGTCACCTATAAGAGGAACATTTACATTTGGATATATATGCCATTGTGTACCTTCTACTGTATTATTTGTAGTGATGTGTAAATAACGTGGTGAAGGCAAAGGCAAAGTTAAATCAATTTGAGTATTTAAACACGTTACTGTTTGTACTTTTCCAAAAATACACGCTTCTGTAGCTGCTTTATGTCCCCATATTCCATTATCACATATTACAGCCAATTCATTTTCATTCAATATATTCATAGGTATTTGCATAAATTGCATACTAGCACCTCCTTGTAAAAATAAAACTTCATATTCATCGTCTATGTTCATTAATCTTTTCACAATAACTTTTGCTTCGTTTATAACGTCTACAAATAAACCACTACGATGCCCGATTTCCAATATGGACAAACCACTATCATTAAAGTTATGAATTGATTTTGTTAGTTGATCCAAAACTTCTTTTGGTAAGATAGATGGCCCAGCATTAAAATTGTGTAAATTCATATTATTTTTATAATCTAAAATTATTTAAGCTTATAATAAATATGAGTAATGTTAATGATAATGATAATGATAATATAGACAAATTAACTTATGAAATATCTAAATTAAACTTGAAAGAATTTACCTTATCAAAACCTTCTTTAGACGATTTTGAACATGTTTTTGGTGATTCTTTATTAGCTAAAAAATTATATAAATATATATACACGATTGTACAAGATGATAAGTGTGAGGAACGACAAGTAAGAAAAGAAAAACCAGAAACATTAAAAGACATTATGTGTGATTTTTCGCTAGCATATGTACCTTTACCAAAAGGTAATCAACTTTTAAAAAATAAAGAATTGGTAGAACCTTATCGAACTATTATTGGACGCGGAGAATATGGTATGATTATGGATAGTGGTGACTTTGAAACAAAACCCATTATTACTAAAATTGAATTACGAAAAAATGCGACTTCTATTCAAGAAATTTATATGAATATGGTAATTATTAATCAATTAATTATACACAATGAAATAGCCGCTAAACATTTAGTACCAACATTTGGTATTTTTGCCTGCCCATCAGAAGGTAACTTTTTTTGTACAAGTGGTCCTGAAAAAATGTTCATTGTACAAGAAAAGAAACGCAGAATCACATTAGAAATGTTGTTAAATAACCCTAATTTTACATTGGATAATTTGAAATATGTGTTGGAAAGGATTTTTTCTATATTAATCATGTTTGAAGAAAGTAAATATAAGATAGCTCATCATGATTTACACGCTGGTAATATTATGATAAATCCTGAAAATTTGGATAATCTATGGATAATTGATTATGGTTTATCTAGTTTTACCGTAAAAGATGAAAATAACAATGCTGTTCGTTATCCTAGTGAGTTTGAATATAAGTATGATCCGTCAACTGATTATCACGGTGGTTTATATGATTTATTTTTTCTAATGTCTGCTATAAATTCTTATACAATTAATATACAAATACAGACATTTACAAAAACCATTATAGATAGCATAATAAAATTATTTCGTAAAGATCAATATAATACAATGCATTTAAATCCATATGATCCTAATCGTTTTTTTCTTTATATATATTTGAAATACAATGAACTAACGCCTATCGCCCATCAATCTAATGTAAAAGTTTTCAAAGAGAATACATATCGAAAAATTTGTACTAATATTCTCAGTGATTTAGAAAAATGTTTGAAAGCACGTTAACGTAGCC